TTAGCAGAATACTACCTAGCTCAGTATTATGCCGCTATCTCTGATGAGAATATGGAACCTAGGAAGCAGTCTATGATTGCCGACTATTGGCTAAATCTGTTTACCGAAGAGAATCGGAGAATCAATGGACACGAGTAAAGATACAGAATACGAACCAAAAAAGTTTGTTAGCGTGTATCATCTTTACTTTATGGTAGGTGACAGAAAGATCACCTATTATATTGGTCGAACTGGTGATGTTAAACGCCGTGAGCGTGAGCATCGCCTAGCCGTAAAAGATACCCAAGAGCAAACAGACAAATATCGCTGGTCTAGACAACTAGAGCAATCTGGCATCGAATGGAAGATGGAAGTGCTCAGTGATATGGTAGAAGATAATCTCGAAAGCGAATATGAGTGGGTTCTTCGTGCCGCTCGTAATAATCGTCACGATAACATTAAATTCTACAATGAACTACCACTAACTAACCTGCGGCGTGGTGATTTCTTAGAAGAAATGCTGGCTGAACCCACAGTTAATACTGCTGAGCAGATTCGTGATTGGATTGCTATTCGTGAGCTACGTAAGCAAGTAGAATATGAAGCCCGGCAGTTTGTGGCGCCCGTTAATGACGCGTTTGGTCGCGTTATGAATAAACTGGGTGGCACATCTACTGTGAAGGGTGGTGCTAGAAACTGGGTGATTCCTAAAGTGGAGAAGCGAGGTAAGAAGCGATGAAATACACCTTATCAATTTATGAAAGCGTAGGTAGAGCGTATGTAGCTACCACCCAAGAGTGTACACTTGAAGAACTGGGCACTACTCTAACCACTTTCACACGAGCAGATAGCAAAGAAGATAATATCTTATTCAACTTAGCTAGATTTAAAACAGTCGAACAAGGAGCCTTACCAGCCAGAAAGTATGATTTCATAAATGGTGAGCGCCAAGAGACTTTCACAGAGATACCAAATACAGTTCGTCGTTGTCGTGATAACTTAGTTAGCATTGACGGCTTAGTGCTAGACGTTGACGCTCAACACTCGATTGAAGATATCGTCAGATTACTAGACGGTATATACATTATCATCTATACAACATTCAGACACACTTGGGAGCACAATAAGTTCCGAGTTGTAATTCCATTCAGTAGACCATTACTAGCTCAAGATATCGCTAGTAGAGAATCTAGTATTATCAACACCTTTCCCGGCGTTGATCACGCTTCTTTCTCTGTATCTCAATCGTTCTACTTTCACAGCGGTCCAGACGAGTCCGTAGCGTTTAGTTGCGTTATGGAAGGTGAGTTAGTAGACCCATACCAGTTTGAAGAAGAACAGATTGTAGAGTATGTGCCACAGCCATATGTAGATAAGCCAATAGACGACGAATACAAACGTCGAGTGTTAGATGCCTTACTAACGTGTAGTGGTGTTCACTACGATAGTCAACACGGTAGTAGAAATGGCGGTGTCTTAACTTTGATAAGTATTTGTCGCTCTATCGGACTGACATATGAAGAATATGATTCGCTGTGTCAAGTGATATGCGCACCTGATTCGCAGTTAGTACACAAAACAATCAGACGCAACGCATGGACAGGATGGAAGGGCGATAGAATAACTTGGCAAAAGCGCAATGAGTTTATTCGGGCTAATGGTGGTAGAATTCAGGATACACAATCTACTGGTAAATTGACTGGAAAATGGATAAAAAAGTTAAAATAACTATTGACAAACTCAGTTTTTGTGCTATAATAAATACTAATGATGAGCAAGTCATCGTGTGTCTCGTAGGCGCAAAAACTGATTTACAAGTCGGGTAAATCTGTAACTTCAAAACCGCACTCAAGCCCCTTCAATGGGGCTTTGAGCTGAAAAGGTATGATTTGAAGTCATATCTTATCCGTCCCGAAAAGGGAGCGCCTACGTAAATTGAAAGTGAGCAATAGTGCTCAGGAGCAACTTAATTTAAGGACACATTATGAGAAAAAATCACGGCAACGCCGCAACTAACATCATCAACAATAACTATCGAACCGCAAGAAAAGGTGAAAAAGTTACAACACCACGCACATCTGGGTTTACATCTAGCTCTAGTAAAGATATCAAATCCTTTGATACGATCAAAGCCTTTGATATTCTAATATCAGCACTCAGTAGTAACGATGAAAAAAATAAAGAACTCATTGAGAAATATCTTGCTATTCGTGGGTTACATGGTGCTAATATAGCCGCTAATATGTTCCCACAGGCACATTACATCATTATCGAAGACCCTCTACTCAAACAAATCTGGGAAGATTTACTAATCACTATCGATTCATTACAGGCGGCACGATAAATGACCGACACCATTAAATTCCCAGAAATAACAACAAGTGCTGTTGTTCTTGAGCAGAAGAAACTCGCTAGTAAAATTGAAAAGACTGGTGATGTTAATGTTGAACTATCAGAGGCTGAAAAGGCGGCGGCACTTGCTAAAGCAACTGCTGATGCTCTGGCAAAAGCAGTAAAAGAAGAAAACGCCGCTAAAAGAAAAGCCAAGAATCAGGCTAAAAAAGAAGAAGCCCAGATAGCCAAACAAGAAGAAACTGAAGAAGAAAAAATCATCAACGAGTGGAATGCTTTTGTCATTGCTAAGAACTTAGTTGAAACTACCGATATGAACTTTTTCAGAGATGGACAAGCAAAGTATTTCAACAAATTGATGACCACGACAGTCAATCCAAAGTCTGGCGTTGTGGAGTATGAGACAGATATCAAATACTATCCACCACACTCTCTTAAAGACAACTGGTTAGAATTCAAGAATGAGAGAGTACTTATATGGTTTAGAAAGATTATTGATGGTGGTAAAATCACCGTCAAAAATCCAGAAACTGACGAGTTAATTACATTCGACTTTGAATCTAGACTGTATGAGAAATTAACCAACACTGTTAGACAGGTTGATTCTAAAGTGTACAATCTGCTGGACTTGTCGGACAAACTTGTACCTAACTACAATAAAGATGAAAAACAAGAATGTCCACCTATTCTAAAGGCACTACTCTATAGTTGTAGTGGTAATGAAATCACTTGGAATGAAGAAACTAATCAATGGGATTGTGATAAGCAAGAGAATCTTGATTGGTATGAAAAGTGGGTATACGGCACTGTTCATGCTGATATCGGCAACCCAATGGCTAGTATGCCAGTTACATTCGGTAGCGGTAAAGTAGGTCAGAACGCTCTGGCAGATATCGTGTTCCCGTCTATCATGGGAAGACAGACTTGTATGAGTACTATTTGGGATGTGATTCATGGCAACTTTGATGGTTTCAAACTTGGCAAAGTTTTTATCTTTATTGATGAAGTGCCAGAGCGAGATGATTGGAACCGTCTGAAGAATATGACTGGTAGTCCACAGGCATTCGTTCGTCAAAAGTACGGAGCTGAGTTTACTATCGATAACTGTATTCGTTATGCGTTAAGTAGCAATAGTGAGACATATCCCGGACCAGTAGAGAATGGTCGTCAGATGGAGCGTTATAGCCCTATCAAAAAGAACCCTAAGAGCACTTTCGCTGAAAATACAGTCAAAATTCTTGATAAGATTCATGGTGAAAATTATTGTAGAAACCTACTAAAAGAGTACAATGATTCATTAGATGTAGACACGATGAGCGATTTCGCAGTTGGCGACTCGTTACTACGTACAGCATTAGCAGATCAATGGCAATCCAGAGAGGCTGGGCAACAGTTGCTAAACTATCTAGATCAGACTTATGCTAGTTCTAAGGGTAGTTATAGTAACCCACCGTTGCGTGGTAGAGATTGGTCCGAAATCATTCAATCTAAGGGTAATATCAATGATAAGGTAACTCACTACTGTGTAGATCAAGATATCGATACTATTACAATTAATGAGCTATATGAGATTTACAAAGTGCTACAATCTGAGCGTAATGATAGTCCAAAGAAAATCAATGGTTTTGCGGCAACAATTAAACCATTGATGGAAGAAGTTGGGTATAAAGCGTTTGGACAGGCTTCAATCGCTGGCGGCACTAGAACTACAGTTTATAGTAAAACCAGCGATGATTTTGCTGAGTATCAGGAGAACGTTGATCGATTTATCGTGACTGCCAATTTGAGCGATGACACATTCCATAAAGCTACTGTGCGAAGACTGCGATGGGAGAAAAAATCATCCATAAATGACGAGTTAAAGGCTAAATTAGCTAAGTTTAAAGGGAAATAATATGAAAAATAACAATATGAAGAGTACACGTAATCAAGCTATATTAGATATGATAAGAGCTAGAAAAGATGGTGTAGGAGTACCAATGAAGCGCTCCAATGAGCAGACTTTCACCATTGAAAACTACGTTTATACTACTTTGGCTAGATTGACGATTGACGCTGTTAGACTTAATAGCGAAATATCTGACATTTTTGACAAATATTCGGATGTAGATATAACGGAAGTTACCAGTAGCATCAATTCCGCTGGTATATGTGAGCGTGTTTATGTCCACGTAGAGTATCAATAACAAAATGCCCCATAGTGGGGCATTTTTACTGAGAGACTGAGAGACTTTGAGACTTATTTTAAAAACTTATATAGAAAACAAATTATTTTTTTTTATTTTTTTTTATTTTGAAGGTTGCCGAAAACTCAAACCCAAGTCTCTCAGTCTCTCAGTCTCTCAGTAACTCAAAAAAGTGCTCTGGAGCTATCAAAAACAGCGTTTTTTCTGAGATTTTACTGAGAGACTTTTGAGAGACTGAGAGACTTTACACCTGAAAAACTTTCAGAATATTTCATCCATCGTTCGCCAATGATAAATACCTATGTAAAACGAAATTGCCATTTCGGTTTTATGTTTCTAAAAAATGGTCGTTGTCTGACATAAAAGTGACTTTACTTGAGGTTCTTACCTTTTAGTTTTGGTGAAACACTAAAATCACCCTGATGTTGAAAAGACGTTAGTTTCTGACATTATGTAACAATTTGTTGCGCATAGTAGATAGTCTCAAGTAATAGGTAGCTGATGTTCCTGTAGGTTGATTTTTAGTCTGCTACCATTTTCATAAGTTAGGAAACCCTCTAGATTAAAGCCCTAGGGGGTTTTTTCTTTGGGTTTTTTCTTTGGGTTTTTCTTTTTATAGATTATCTATTATGAATAAATAAAGATATCACAACAGGATGAACAAATGAACAACCAGATGAAACTACAATTTACTGACCAAATGTTACTCAACATGATTCTTAAGGATATCAAGAATACCAAGCCTAAATTCGTTGCTAACTTAGTTAAACGATTTGGTAGATTGAAATCACAAGAAACAACTAGAGTAACCTACGACAAAATCAATCCAGCAACTGGTGAACCTATGTACACTGACCACGTAGTGCTAACATATGAACGAGCCACTGTAACTACTACAAAGTATGGTAGAGTGCTTAAAGTTGTTAAGAATAAGCCAGTAAAAGAGGTAGCTAAGCAAGTTAAACCACCAGTTGTTATTGTCAAAAAGAAAAGAGTATTTACAAAATGAGTATCAGAAAAGGTAGCCGTAGATGGTGGAGAATCACTGAAGAGGGCACCATTGAGCGCAGAACAGTTCGACCAGAACAGCCAGACCCTATCGCCAAACACGGTGAGCGAGTCTGGTCACGTGGTATTGGTCCAGTAGATAGTAGCGCTGATAGAAGTTATTGGCAAAGTAGCTTGCGTGGTGTGCCTAAGACTGCTGAACACCGTGAAAAGATGCGCTTAGCTAAGTTAGGCAAGCCAAAGACTGAACAACAAAAGGCAAGGATGCGAGCTACACACTTAGCTAGAACTGCCCAAATACATGCTATTCAACAGGAATTAAATTGTGAATGGCACGAAGCATGTAAGGTATTGAAAGTGCGTAAAAATGCCGGATGATGAATTACCAGAACTACCAGAACTAAGTCCACGTGGCAAGGAACTATTTGATTGGCTAAAAGAAGCTAGACAACAAGGTGACGATATTACTGTTGAGCGATTACGCAAACAGATGAGTGACATCAATGAACACTATGATAGATTATATAGAAATAGAGAAGACAAATGAACCAACTAAGTAAATTATACGAGGTCCATATATCTAAGTCATCTAAAGCTAGGCGCAGAATAGTGCCTCCTAGTGGTGGATGGAGTGCTACACCTCTAACTATTGCTGACGAGCGATTTGAAGTCGAACATCTACCAGTAGTTGAGATTGAGATTACTCAACGAGATTTAGCAAGATTAGAAGAAGACCTAGCACTGTTAAAACAGATTCAGTCATTCTTTTGTGAGAATCCTAGAGAGTACCACAATTTCTCAATGTGGCAAACAATGGACATACTTAGACGAGCATAAAAGGAGCAATAAATGCCAGTACAACGAGTAATGAAAGACGGACGGGTAATGTATAGATGGGGCACCGCCGGTCATCTTTACCCAACAAAAGCGGAAGCAGAAGCGCAAGGTGCTGCTATTAGAGCAAGCCAATATGCCGAACAAAAAAAAGAAAGATGGAAACAAATGAACCAACCAAGATATAAATTAGTTAAAGCCGAAGACGGAGTAATCTGGGCATCACTTCAGCCACTTTTTTTAGACCTTCAAGAAAAATTAGATGATCCACAATTACCAAAAGACATTGCCCAGCAATTACAAACAGTTATTGAGTTCATCTCTCATCTAATTATTGAGGGCGAGCAAGAGGAGGCACAACAATGAAAACTCTAGTCCAACGTGGAGATACCTCCAACATCAAACTATTCGATAGAGCGGTGATGGAACTTTCACCATATATGACGCCGCTTGAAATCGACAAAACAGTGGGCTTTATGGACCGCATTCAAGACAGTAAATGGGATATCAATCCTAGTGAAGAAGATTCAATAACACAGCTAAAACTAATCTTAGGTGCGGATAGATACACAGAGTTGAAATTAGCATGGAGTCTTGATAATCAGAAGCTGATTGATGGATTGCCAGAAGCCAGAACAAAGTATCGCCATAAAGCCACTGGCCAGTTATTTGACGGGCTTGATGAAACCGATTCAATCGACGACTACGAGAAAATCAAAATTTAAATAGGCGAATAAATGTTAAGAATAACTGTTACCAAAGACCGTGGACGCGGCTCAGTCGCAACTACTAGAACTATTGCTAGAGGGTTATTGAGAATACTTCAGCGAAACACGCCCAAAAATACTGGCGAATTAGCGAGTGGCTGGTATATTGATTATGTTGCAGCTACTGGATTCGCCTTACAAGATGATGTTTATTATGGTTACTGGGTCAATAATGGTAATACTAAAGGTTTAAAGGCTCGCAGATTTGTCGAGCGTAGTATTCAACAATATCGTAGTCAATTACGTGGATACACTGTTGACTTTGAGGCAGTAGAAGAATAAGAGTAAATAAAGATATGGACAATCATATGGATTATCACGAACAAGAGTTGGAGCGCCGCAGACAGGCTGCTAAAGAAAATGCGCTGCGAGTAGCGTTCCCTGACAGATATAAGGAATCCCATGACATATCAACCAAAAACGTGGAAGCTAAGCCCAAAGCCCGCAAGTCAAAAGCCGCAGACAAGTCTGTATTCATTGAACAGCCAACCCAAGCAGTCGCCAGTTATGAAGAACCACTCAGTGTTCAATCTAGCGATCATAGCACAGATGGTGATGGAAGAGGTCAATGAACTAGACGGTGATAATCAATATATGCCACGTGAGAAGTTAGAGTTGACTTATAGACTTACTCACCATTTCTTAGGCATGGCATATGACGAATATTATCAAACGGATGTAGACACTGTTTTCTTAGCAGTACTACAACTATCAATAGATGGAGATGGAGAATTAGATGAGTGAACAAAAACCAAAGAAACAAAATGGTGGTGCTAGAGCCGGAGCAGGACGCAAAAAAGGCGGCACTAACAAAATCAGTGGCAGTTCTATTATTGCCGCACTAGAAAAATCAACTGGCAAAGCATACGAAGAACAATTAGCTGAAAACTATATGAACGCTATTGCTGACGGAGACAAGTCTATGGTTGCTAAGTATGACCAAATGTTTCTAAACAAAGTAGTTGCTGATAAAGCAGAGATGGACATTACATCGGCTGGTGAAGCCATACAAACTGTGTTTAACTTTGGACATCAAGAGTTACCAGAGTGGGGCGGATTGCCTATCACATCGTTGAAAAAATGATGACCGAATTCAAGTTATCTACAATCCCAACTTACCAAGAGTTTAGCAATCGCATATCAGTTCTTGATATCAGTGATAAAACTGGTTCATACAAGGTGCGCTCACACTTAGACGAATTCATTGCTAAGAATAGTCGTGGTGACACTCGACCACAACGATTAGAACACTATAAGCAAACCTTATATCGTATCTTGGTAACTGACCGTGATAAAACCCTAGCGCAATGGTATGAGAAACATGGAGCCTTACCTAAGCCTATGGAATACTATCTAAGCATACCTAGCACAAACATTCTAACTGACGGTGTATTCAATGGCAGAACTAATAGTGCCTATGGTAAATTAGCAAAGCATCTGAACTTTGATGTAATCTACAATACTAAGAAACTAAACCCTAACGATAGCGAATATACATTTGGTCTAATGCGGGCTATGTTCAATGACTTCAAGATTAGAAACAGTATGGCTTGCCCTGCTTTCTTTGATCAGATATGCCAATATGATGGTGATTCTACTAAGTTTTGGCAAGCATTTATGATGGGTGCTAATCGACCATCAGTATTCAATCCGCAAACATACAAGAGTATTCTAGATGAAGTGTTCACTGGCGATACCTTACTTGCTCCAGTAATGGGATGGAATAGTTATCAAACAGCGTTCTATTCATCTAACTTCAAACACTTTATCGCAACTGATGTGATTCCTAGTGTGGTTGATAATGGTAAGTGGCTACACACTCAACAACAAACTGATAAGACCGTTGACCTTTACTGTGTGCCTAGTGAGCAATGGGACTTATCAAAGTATCGTGGTCTAGTAGATGCTATCTTATTCTCGCCGCCATACTATGACTTAGAAATCTATGATAGTAGTGACCAAAGTTTCACTAACTATCCTGACTATAGCACATGGTTAGACCTGTATTGGAAGGCTACCGTGGCTAAATGCGTAGAAGCAATGAAGCCCGGTGCTAAGTTTGGATTCGTTATCTCTAACTATGTAAAGAATGGCGAGATGAATACTATCTCCGAAGATATGCGTGATGTAGTCGCTACTATGCTAACCCTAGATAAGCATTACCGTGTTCAATGGAGTAGCATGGGCGGTAGCAGACAAAGCCATAAGACACGCAATGGTAACTATGAAGATTTGTGGGTATTTGTAAAATGAACGCAGTAGATATTACTCTTTACGGTGAACAGCGCACTGTCTTACATGATTGGCTTATGACTGATAAGCACTGTATGGACATTGTGCCTGTTGGCAGTGGTAAAACATTCTTAGCATCTATTGCGTTACCGATATTTGCTAACAATGATATCTACCATAAGGGTAAAGATATTATCTATTCTGCTCCTACTCGTGAAATGATCAAGACCCTAATATGGGAACCGTTGAAACAATCTTGTCGCAACTATTTCGCTATTGCTGACAAAGATATCAACAATTCGGATATGACAATCAGATTTCCTAACGGCACGTATATTCGTTGTAAGTCGGCTGAACAAAAAGAAAATCTTCGTGGTATCAACGCTGGTGTATGGGTTGCTGACGAAGCGGCATTATACTCTGAAGAATCACTGTTAGAAATCACTAACCGATTGCGTCCTAAAGTCGGTGACCCTGATAGTGAAGGTAGATTTATTGTTATTAGTACGCCTAATGGCGCTAATGCTCTTTATACGCTTTACAACAATGCGCTTAAAATGCCAGATAAATGGATTGTGCGCCACCTAACATACGATCAAATGCGCAGTGGTAATAAGCAGTTCATCGAAACACAAAAGCAAATCTTATCGCCACTAAAATTCGCAAAAGATTATCAGTGTGTTTGGGAATCGGTTGAAGATAAGTTCTTTATGGCATGGAATAGAACTATGTGTGTAGAAGAGATAACAGACCGTGGCGGAGACTTATATACCTTTCAGGATTTCAACATGAAGAGGATGGGCGCTGTTGTTGCGCAAGTAAAAAACCCTGGCAAATTAGATGGCACGATTGAAGTATTAAAAGTGTATGCTATTCCAAATTGCTCAACTGAAGACATTGCCCGTCGTATTCGTGAAGATTACCCACAGCGTAACATCTACTCGATTATAGATGCCACAGGTAGTCACAATAACCGTTCAACCACATCACAGTTTGGTATCACCGATAAAACAATCTTAGAGAAATACGGTTTCACTATTGTTACATCTAAGAAGAGTAACCCGCTAGTTAAAGATACTGACAATAGTTCAAACGCATTTATTGCTCGTGGTGGTCTAAAAGTAAAGGGCGATGAAGCCCTACTCTTAGAAGCACTTGATAACTACCATTACGAAGATGCCTCCCGCATCAAATTAGTTAAGTATAGTGAACAACAATTCGCACATATAGATTCGTTGGGCGACTGCATTCGGTACGGTATCAATCACCTATTCCCAATTACACACAATGATACACCAGTGCCTGATTACCAAGTAGCAGATACTGGTAAATACACTAGACCAGGCTCACAATATTTGAAGCCATCACCACTTTTCCCAGGCGGTCCCTCATGGGAAGAGATTATTAGTGATGACTATGATAACAGTGGTATGAGCGATAGTGTCTCATGGTACTAAACAGATAAATATACAATAAGGAAAAATAGATGCTAGTAAGCACACTTTTAAACAAAAACAGTCTATACAAAGCTATCGAATTCACGATGAATGACTACCAGACGGCGTTCATTGCCAATGAGACATTCAAACGAGCATGTCGCAAAAAGCGCCCTAGTGAAGATGCTATCATCTATACTGATCTGATACAGCACACAGCGGTAATGCCTATCTGCCGTTATATTGTTGATAGCATCAATGACGTTGTATTTGAGCCAGGCGTTCAGCGCACATTGAACTTTGCCCGTCCAGACGGCACTCTACTGAATCCCGAATCCCAAGATTGGGCAGAGCTATTTCAATTAGATGCTGACTTAACTAACACTAGTTTGAACGGCGTTATGGAGAGTATCGGCGACCTTACGTCAATTTATGGACACTGCTGGGTATTCGTAGACATGCCAGAAGCGCAGGTAGGGTATGAAAATAGTTTGCGACCATATGTAGTGCCAGTGTCACCACTTAATGTATGGGATTGGGAATTCACCCAAGTTCGAGGCGTTCAAATCCCCGAATATGTTAAAGTATTAGAGCGTGAAGAAAACGATTGCTATTACTTTAAGTGCTACTATCTAGGTACAAAGACCACACCATCATATTGGGAATGTTATGAAGTAGAAAAAGATGCTTCAATGTCGGCTGACCTACTACCAATCGCAACTGGCGAATTCCCATTAGGTATGAGTATCCCAGGCTTTATAGCTTATACTAAACGTGACCCACGTAGTACAGAACTGGGAATTTCAGATATTGATATGGCTACCGGCGTTCAGAAAGAAGTTTTCAAACTTGAATGTGAGGCATTTTCTAGTATCCAATTTGCCCGCACACTAATTCGTGCCGACAATGGCATCAAAGTACCAGCACAAGCAGGCAGCATTATTCGTGCCACTCAAGGACAAGTAGAAGCCATTAACATTGATCAACAAGATGTGATGACTATTATTGACAAACAAAATAGTTTGTTAGAGAATTTACAAAATCTAACAGGTCTAGGTGGCTTAACAAATAGTTCAAGGCAAGTTCAAAGCGGAGTATCAATTATTCAAGAGCGTAAAGCCCTACATCGTATGGCAAAAGCAAAATCTCGCTTAATGGAAGTATGTGAAGAACAAATCTGGACATTCGCTAGTCGCTTCATGGGAGTTCGTTGGGCAGGCGAAGTTAAAATGAATGTCGATTACGAACAGGGAGATACTGAATACAAAATCGCCCTGATGGAGAAAGCAAAAGCACTGGCCGGCGATAACCCTGTTATTCAAGGTATGATCGTCAAGCAACTTGTTGAGATGATGGCTGAACCTACTGATATCAGAGATTATGTAGAAGCAGCTAAATCAGTGAGTGATCCACTAACAACCGCATTCGTTGATGAGGAAGAACCAGGTGAGGTTTATAGTCGTGATATCGGTGATCAAACACCCCTAGATGGTGAAGAGGATGAAGATTCTAAATCTGATATGGCAGATAATGCTAGTGAATCTAACTATAGCATCACCAATACTGGTCAATCTTATACTACACAGGGCGCTATTGTTGCCAGTTTAGGATTAATGAATAGTGGTAGATAAACTGTAATTGTTTATACACAAAGAAAAAGGAGCTTATTGCTCCTTTTCTTCTTTTTGGTTGTCGTCTTTTGACTTTAGATAACCGTTAATCAGCCATAACACTGCCAACACCGCCAAGGCGGGTCCGATACCAGCACTGCCACCTGCGGGAGCCGGACTACATACAGTTGTGCCGTTTGACATCGGTCTACAGGCGAGCGATTGTGCGGTAGCGTTGGTGAGGGTGAACGCTAGGATTGTGGCTATGATTATGGATTTCATTTTGAAAGATTCAATAAGGTTTGATAATTGTCCCATGCTATTTGTAAGGACTCGTTTGATTCGCGGAGTTTCCTATCAGATTCGTATGCTCTTTTTTCTCGCATGAATTCTGCTAGTCTTACCTTTGGCATATTAAGCGTAGCAGTTTCTAGCTTGCCTTCATCATCAAGCAATTTCTTCATCTTAGGTCTGAATGAACCGTGCGGAACATCGTAGCTGAATGTGACATCGGCGCCATATTCCTTCTGAAAATCTGTTAGTTGCTCCTGGGTAATATCTAAGTTTTGTGTCATGATTATTTTCCTTTCTTAATTAGTTTATAAACAACACCGTTAACTGATGCCTTTTTGCCAAGACAACAGAGTTTTACTTTATCAAACAAGATGCCATCATCTACAATGGACTGATATGTCTTGTACAGCTTATGTTTTTTACCGTCAATATAAGACTGAATGTGATAGCCATTCATAAAGCAGTTGTCGCCATGATAGCGAGTAAGCATAGCTTTACCTCCTTCGATATGACAGTGAGGACACTTGACTACTTCCTGTGGTCCGGGCTTAGCGCCACATTTACGCTTTACTCTTGTTGGATTCTGTTTACAGTATTTACCGTGATGTGTACCATAAGTTTGAGAATCTACGACTGCGCCGCAATGCTCACAGGTTTTATCCTTTACTCTGTTCTCTGCACACCAACGAAGCGTCTGTTTCGTCTCATCAGTATGACTTTTGTTATAGAATCCGTTGCGTTCGCCAGAAATCAAGTGACCATTACCATACATACCATTATCCTCACCGTATCTAGCAATTTTCTTGGCATGATTTTCTCGCTCTTTTTCTGACTTATTTTCCCAGGTTTTTCTTTTCTTATTGGCCACATTTTCTAGCTCATCTGCCGACATCTCGTTATAAGCGGATCGCCCATACATTGGATTCTTCTCGCCCTTGAATGCGCCTGATTCTGCTAATCTACGATTCTTTTCGCGGTTGGCAATTCTGGTATTGATTTTACTATCAAAGATATCATCACTATCAAGATCACCGATGCCTAAATTGCCCCATTGTTGATTGTTTATATTAGTCATGTTTTACTTCCAAAGTTGTTTTAACATAGATTTGCGCAGATTCTCGTCGCCATTGTGCTGAAGAATATCAGCAATTTTAATTGCGATTCGCGGAGTAACTTCTACAAGATTGCGATAGTGTTCTGCCATGTAATCATATGCCTGCTCGATGATATCACCATCGTAGCCGCCAGCAAACTCCTGACAATTTTTACCAAGCATAGCATAGTTTTCAACTAAGTGAGCAGTATACATAAACTTTTGCTCTTCTGTAAAGTCGCACTCGGCATAGTTGAAGCGACTGGCAATAGCGTGTTTCCACTGCTTCAATGCTCGATTCATGCCGTCTCGCTTGTCGTTTGTAATCCAAATGATAGAGGCATTGAACTCAAAAGAATGAGGGACGTTGAACTCTTCCATCAGCGCGTTTTTCTTAGCAGTTTCCCATCCAATCTGTCGGTTCTGACCGAGTTCAACAGCCCCAAGCAACATTGGGATGATAAGATTACGCTCACTATTGTGAATCAGGTCGCAATCATCTAGTACGATGATGCGATGCTTGTGTCGATTAAGATACAATTTAACATACAGACTTGCCGCAGTAACTTTTGAGCCCTTAATGTACTCAGTGTTAGTTTGATGTCCACTATCAATCAGCGCTTTTTTGACTGTATAAGTCTTGCCTACGCCAGCGTCACCGGCAATGATTAACCCATTAATAGCACTATCTGGATTCTTAGCGAAGCTAGTAACTTGAGCATTAATGCCATCAAAGTGATCAATGATTTCTTTAGCTATCGGATTTACACGGAATTTTGCTTTTGGATATACGCCGAAAGCACCGGCGGTTGTGTCGATTAATGACATTAGATACTCCTTAAAGTTGAAAAGTTTGTTTTATGATTTGCCTTAGCAGCTCATGTGAGTATTGTAGTATAAGCGTGATTTGTTGTCAAGTACAGCAAAAGTATTCATTTTATCTATTGTAGATAAATAATATGGTGAGCAATCACATAACTTCGGCGTCAACCGTACCTGACAGAAAGCAATCAAATGGAAATCGAAAACCAAGACAGTGGTCAATCCCAAGACCAATCACAGGGCCAACAAGGCACAACAGGTCAGCAAGACCAACAAGTAAACCCAGCAGCAATTAGAAAGTCAACACAAGCATCAATGTTGAAAGCCCTATCAAACGCTACAGGCACTGAGTTTCAAAGTATGGAGGATCTAATCTCCACAGTCGCTCGTTTATCACAACAAGCCCAACAAACTGCTAAGCCTGCTCAGCCAACTGGCGAAACAGAAGAACAGAAGCAAAAGCGCATTACTGCTAACGATCTACAAGATCAATTACAGGCAATGAAGCAACAGTTTGAGCAACAACAAGCAGCACTCAAACAAAAAGAATTAGATAACTCTATTCGTAACGCGATGGGAGATCAATTTGATCCTGCTTTCTCAGATTATACTATTTCTGAAATCAAGCGCCAACTAGTAGAACAAGACGGCGACTTTATCGTTGTTGATAGCAAGAATCGCCAACGTTATTCAACAGATACTGGCGCTCCATTAACTATCAAAGAATTGATGGAAGAAATGGGTCGCAATAACCCTAAATTGTTACGCCAAACACAACAACCAAAAGGCGGCAGTGGACTCAGACCACAAGGCTCTATGTTTGATGGTATGCCAGGCGATGGTGAATTTGTTCCAGATTATACGAAGGACCCGGCAGCGTTTGAACAGTGGGCAGGCCGTAAAGGTTTAACTAAGAACAGTGGCTTAAAGTCATTAGGTGTAAACGTTCAGAACAGTCACCCTGGTAGAATGTTCGGACAGTAATCTAGTTATTGATAGACATTATAGGAATATAGTGTCTATTGATAAATAAGATTATGGGTAGAAATACTCACAACATTTCGGTGGCACCGTAAAGCCAACTTAACTCGATGACTACGTAAAGTCAATTCCATGTGTATAAATGGCTACGGTGCCTAAACAATACACACGTTATTGTCGGAATGGGTCTGACACTAACATCAAAACTTTTAATGATACTGTGTCAGTCTAATAAACGACAGTAATATAAAATATGGCATATGTGCTCGGCGGTTCAGCCGGTGAATCCAATTCATTCGAGAAAGCAATTTCTGGTTTCTGTCTACGCGCTGTTCACTCAGCAAGTGGCTTAGTTGACGCAACTCGCATTGCGACAATCAGCCAGGGAACAACCTACGTTATTCCTAAGTTTTCTCCACTTTCATACGCAGATTATGATCCTGCCGGTACAGGCGGCGACATCTCTGGTGACGCGAGTGAGCAAACACCTTCTATCGAACAAAGTACAATCACTGCTACACCAGCAGTTGCTGCTACCTCTTTCGATACATTCTTGGCACAAACAGCCGCATTTGATCTAGCATCAAGTATCGGCGCAGAACTAGGCGAATCTTTCGCTGAGAAAGTTGACCAACGTGTTGCTAAGGCATTCTTGTCTTTCAAAGCAACTCCAGGCAATACAAACTACGCATCAAGTGCTGACGGTTTCACACGTCCTAGTGCTCTAGGCGCTATGGAACTACGCGCTGCTGGCGCCACTGGTGGTACAGCTACTGCTGGCTTCACAAGTGCTACAGTTAGTGAATTGATTCGCAACATTCGTTCAGTATGGACTAACGCTGGCCTATCTGGTACACCTGTTGTAGTTCTAGACACTCAAGTATCTCAGTCACGTTTGTTAGGCGAACTAACTGGCGGTGCTGTTAACAACAACATCTCTAACCTAGGTAATGAATTGCTACAAAACGGTAACGTTCAAAACCTATACGGCTGCCGTGTTCTATTCACACGTTTCTTGCCAACAGCTTCACGCGCTATCGCAGGTGGCTCAGCAGAAACAATCCGTGTTGGCGCTTACTTCGGTGATAACTCAATCTACACCGTCATGAAGAGTGGTCTAGATATCAAAATGGGCCAAAAGCCATACGGACTTCAGATGTGGCTTAGTGGCACTGGCTTCTTCGGTAGTGGTGTTGCTGACGGTCGCCGCGGCGGTGCTGTAAACGTGGAAATCACAGCCTGATAGTTGAAGTAGAGAGTGATTAAGTTCACTCTCTATCGTATGTTCAATAATCGCTTAATTAACTGACTACACAAGGAAAAAAATGTCAATCTCATATTCAAGAATTAGTAACGCAACGGTCGACGACATTATCTTTTATGATCCTGCCGCTGAGCGCCGTGCTGACTCGCTCGATGTAAACTGGGATGATTATTTTCGAGTTGGCAGTCAGGAGATATTGTATTCACTAGAATTTGGTTGGTGGCCTAAGTATGTTGAAAGTACAATGGGTGCTTGGTATTTTAAAAATGACGCGCAAGGTCGAATGGTAACTGCCTTTGACACTGCTAAATTGCTAAAAGATAGTCAAACACTAATTCGCTTAGACGTATTCAAGGCAGTAGAACAATTTTATAGCGCCTTAGTAACAGATGTTTCTAACATTAACGAAGTTGATGAAAAGAACTGGAAACATGCTAAGGCCCGTTATGAAGCTGAATTTACTAAAGCTGTTCAATTATCCAATTTCTACGATCTTAGACTTGACGGTATTATCGACAAGTTTGAAGAAAATATGAAAGCAGATGCTGAATACTTCACGGGCGATAGGAGATACTTCTGATGGCACGACCATTAGTTACTAGCGCTGATGTTACTGCGTGGCTCAAAGCTAAGCGAACTGGCTTTGAAGTCTTTGACGACTTTCCAACTGATATGAAGAATGTTCGTCATGGAATTTATGTTAATGACCCAGCTACCAGTGAGCGAGTACCATACCGACTAGGCGTACAAGATGAATCACACATTTACACTTGTGTAGATGCTATGAGAATTCTTGTAGTTACTTTTCAAGGTGATAACAAGCGTGATGCCGCTATTGATGCGGTAACTGGCATAGTGTTCGACAATGAATTGCTAGACGGGTATCACGAGCGTGACTATGTAATGGAACAAGAATACTTGAACAGAGCTGAATACCGAACATACGATTTCGAACTTAAACGGATCGAAACCCAATAACAACTAAAGGAAAACAATCATGGCAAGAATTACCACAAACACAACATCTACACAACCAGTTATCGTTATCAAGGTTGGTGAGCGCAACACAAACAGTGCGACTCCAATCTCTGCCGAAACTACTGGTTTGACAATTCCTTTCTTACAGGACTTGACAATCACCAACTCAACTGGTGTCTATAGCTATACTACTTTCACTGATATTGATACACGCAAGTTGTCAACACCAGCTGATAACGAAATCTCTACTAACATCGTTATTGACGATACTGTATATTTCGGCGATGCTACTGCTACTGCTGCTACAGCCGCTCGTTTGGGTCTAGCAACCTTGTCTACTGACAAGTATCCAATCGTGTTTACAATCTACTGGACAGGCAATACAAGTGCTACCACAGATCGTATCACAGTTGGTCAGGGCTTTATTAGCTCCTTAGCTCCAACAACATCACCAGATGCGCCAATTTGGGTAACACCAATGACCATCGCTGTTGACGGTGCTATGGCTACTACTGTTACTGGTTAATCTACCTAGGATGTAGAGATCGGGCGGGTTACCCACAAGGTAGTCCGCCTTTTTAGTAAGTGAATAAATATTATGAATAAAGAAAATAAACAATGGCTTAACGATGAGAATGAAATCTTAGATTCTCTTCTAGCCGATGAAGCAAAAGCAAAGGCAATGCTTGTTGACATGGAGAATACGCTCCGTCAACTAAAAGCCAAAAGTTCATTCAGACTTGCTCTAATCAATAGTCTGCGTGAAAGCAAATCAACTAAGGAAAATAAATGAAAATGAGTCAATTGGCAGCTAAGCCACAATTAGTAGAAGTCACACTAGATGACGAAGCAACCGTCCTAGAATACGGCGAAGCAATTACATTCCACACATGGGATAGACAACCAATGTCTGTCTTTATGAAGCTGGCGCAATCAACAGAATCAAATCAGAGCGAAGCAATTACTATTGTTAAGGACTTAATCCTTGACGAACACGGTAATAAACTTCTTGTAGATGATGTAATGTTACCTACAAAAGTATTGATGAAGGCCATTGGTAAAGTTACCCAATTATTGGGAAACTAACTGGCGGCACCATCCCTGAAGGAAGTAGAGAATTAGCAATGATTATGACACTAGACAACTTAGCACACAGATATGGTAAATTGCCTAGCGAAATTATTGCTAATAGTTCTACTTTCGATCTATATGTGATGGATGCTGCCGCAAGTTATCGTGATTATCAGCAACGCAAATCAGAAGGTAAAGTTGCGGTTGATTATACCGTAGATGAGCTACAAGATATAATGAAAAGAACAAAAACAAATGCTTAAATTTCAACTTCAACCTGTTCGTAAAGATATTGAACTCGAAACAAAGAAGATTCAAAATGAATTAAAGAAAGTGCCAAAAAAAGCGCACGAATTCTTTAAGTATGGAGCACCTACTCCTGTAGATAGTGGCAATGCTCGTAGAAATACTGATTTAAAAGGCAATGAGATTGTTGCTGATTATCCATATGCCCAACGATTAGATGAAGGATATTCTAAGCAAGCGCCCGATGGTATGAGTAAGCCAACAATGGAATATATCAAACGAACAGTTAACAGAATTATGAGAGGCGGTAGAGTATAATGGCAACAACAACAGATGTTTATAAGTTAGTAGTTGAAACGGACGAAGCGCTCTCCAGAGTTAATGATTTAGCTAAGGGTGTAGCTGCTGCCTTCGTTGGTATGATTGGCGTAGTTGCGTCATTCGCAGATGAAATTACTGATACCGCTGATGCTTTCAATGCCACTACGGCAGAAGTATTATCACTTAGTGCCGCATTAGGCGCTGTCGGTGGTAAGGGCGATAACGCCGTTAAAATCTTCAAAGGTATTAATGATAGTATTGGCGAACTCAACGACGGCAATCTAAAAACATTAAAGAACTTTCAAGATTTAGGCATTTCTATCAGTCAACTTGGTAGTATGAGTGAGAGCGAGATCCGCGGCAAAGTAATTACTCAGTTAGGCGAAATGACAAACGCTACTGAGCGTAATGCTCTAGCGTTTAAAATGTTTGGCAAGGCAGCAATTGGTGTTGATTGGTCTAAGATGGCCAGTCAGATGGCAGACAATACAAAAGAAAGCGAAAAATACGCAGCGGCTATCGAAGATGCTGGCCAAGCATATGATAGCATGGCAAAAATGCTTAAACAAGTCAAACTAGCATTTGCTGAAGCATTTAATCCAGTGTTTAAGATGTTAGCCGATACAAAAGTATCTACCGATGCGATTGCCACTGGATTTAAAGTTATCGCTGTTACTGTTACTGCTGTTCTAGTTCCACTTGGACTGATGCGCACTGCTATTATGTTAGCAACTGCGGCGCAGGCAGCATTTAATACAGTCACTACAATGAACCCATGGATTCGAGGCGGCATGTTGGTAGTTGCTGGTGTGACTGCGGTAGCAACTGCCCTTGGTCTAACTAAAGACAAGCAAACAGAAGTCAATGATGAAACCAAGAAGCAAGGCGACGAAACAAAAACAAACGCTGTAAAAACAGATGAACTTAATAATAAGTTGAAGCAACAGCGTGAAGAGGTAATGAAGATTGGTATTGAGTATAAGCGTAATACACAAGCTCTATATGAACAACTACAATTATCAGCTAGTAGCATGTCCATGAGTAAGACTCAGGCGCAGATTGCTGCCTCAAATTTGGCTATCGAACAAAAACTTCGTGCAGATATTGAAGCAAAGAAACTTGAATTTAATAGTAAGGATAGTGAGTATCAAAAAGCAAATATGCAGGCATATTTGGATACTATATACACTATTACTAAACAGGCCGATGAGCAAAAAAAGATTACTGCTGAAAAAATTAAGCAAGATGAATTAAACAAATACAATGAACAATCTTTGTTGGCTGTTGGTAATGCTCAAGCTGATTCTCTTAAAGATTTAATAGCAATTAGAGGTCAGTATGCCGCAATAGCGGCATCATCTGCTCTTAGACCATATATTGAACAAAATACTAAACAACAATTAGAAGAAATTAATGTTTTACAAAAAGCAATCAATGATTCTAGTGAATTAAATGTCGGTCAAAAACAACGAGCGTTATTCATCTTATCACAAGAAAATAAAACTACAGAGGATATTGCTGAATTAGAGAGAGTAAAGAAAAAGATTGGCAGCGAAACCAATAGTATTCTTGAAATTCAATTAAAGAGAATTCAAGATATTGGTCAGGAACAGCGAGTGTTGACTCAACAAACAGAAACATTTAAATTTGGGTGGCAACAGGCGTTCAACAATTATTACGAAAATGCCACAAAAGCATCAACTATGGCAGGTAACGCATTTAATTCTGTTACCCGTGGTATGGAAAGTGCTATCGACCGTTTTGTTGATACTGGCAAATTCTCATTCTCTGACTTAGCAAGTTCGATCATACGTGACCTAATCAAAATTGAGATGAAGGCACAGGCTATGCAGTTGTGGAAAATGATGGGTGGAGGCGGAATTGGCGGCGGTGTCGGTGGCAGTATTCTAAGTGGTATTGGTGGCTGGCTAGGAGGATTACTAGGTTTCGCCGAAGGTGGTCAGCCTCCAATGGGCAAAGCCTCAATCGTTGGTGAGAACGGTCCTGAATTGTTTGTGCCTCGTTCGGCTGGCACTGTTATTCCTAACAATCAATTAGGTGGTGGTGGTCAAACAGTCAACAACTATTATACTACTAATGTAAATAATAGTGTATCGGCACTAGATGCCAAATCAGTTGCGCAACTATTCGCAGAAAATAAGAAAACACTGTTTGGTGTTGTAGAATCGGCACGTAGAGAAGTGCCAATGAGAGGCTAACAAATGAGTTTACAAGCAATAATTGATTCCAGTGATAGTATTGAGATTGATCGCCGTAGAATTATCGGCGTTCAAGCAACTCGTGCTGAGATTTACAAAACAGCAGAAACACCAACACGCAACCCGTGGAAGTTTACTGTTCATCATGGTGGTGGATTACCTTACTACAAGGGTAGAGCCATCATTGAACAACTTGATTATATTGATCGTAGAACACCAGAGATTATTACATTCTCTAACAACCCTAAGTTAAGTTGGATGTTTCGCTATCAGGGTGTAATGACTGATGCTCAGCAGAGTGCTATTATCGTTCAATCATTTACAGGCAATCAACTGGTACTAACTAATTTGCCAACAGTTGATGGCATTACAATTACAGATAGCAGTTTGTTATTTGGCAAAGGCGATATCATTCAAATCGGTAGTTTCTACGCACCGTTTTCTGTTACCGCAGATGTCCTTCGTGGTAGTTCCTCAACAGTTACAATTACTACACACCGTCCTAACTTTTTAGTAGGAGTAGATAACAGCACTGTAAATATTGGCGCTAACTGCCGATGGATGATGTTGTGTACAAATATGCCCGCATACAAAATCATTCCCGGCGCAACTACCTATCAAAATGGCACCCTAATAAATAATGGTATCATAGAGTTTACTGACTCTTTCAAACTTGTAGAATACACTGATACAAGTTATTAACAAATCACTGGAATAATAAATGAGCACACTAATACCTGAAGTCAGCGGCGGAGATCAAAACATTCGCACTGCTGAATTTGTTCGTTGGGTAAAATACGACAACGCAACAGATACCGCAACTACCTATACATTCTCATCAGCATATAAAGACGAAACTTGGACTATTGATGGTCAACAAGTGGTATTTGAAGCAGTTGGTGGCTTACTATCAGTTGGCAGTCAACAAAAGGATATCTCAGTAAGTGGCTTTGATACCTCTATCATCTTAATGGGTGTTGACCCTGATGAAGTTTGGCGTGTTGTTGACCGCTCTACTAAAGGCAGTGAGATTACCATCTATCGTGGCTTCTATGATGAGCAATATAACCTAACAAACATGTATTTGCGATTTACAGGTATTGTTACCAGTTATACCACTGATGAAACCTATGAAGCGATTGAGAATACTATTAACCTTATTCTCAACTGTAGTGCTACAAAATATTCGCTTGAGAGATTATACAGCGGTCGCAAAACAAACTCAGAGAGTTGGAAGCAATATGCTCCTAGCGATACTTCAATGGACAAGATACCAAGTTTGATTGGTGTTCAATTTGACTTTGGTAAAAAGGTGTAAGATATGGGATGGTTATCAAAAGCGTGGAATGCCGTAACAGGCACAATTAAAGCAATCGTTAGTAACCCAATAACTGCTATTGCTGCTGTTGGTCTTGCTATCTATGCGCCAGCACTCGGGCTCAGAATGTTGGGCACTATGTTAGTTAGTAATGTGCTCAATGCCGTTACTGCTAAAGATCAGCCATCACAAACAGATGGCGGCTCAACCGCTCAACAAGGTAGTAGTCAAGTTCTGCCATTCGCAACCACAAACAAACTACCAGTAATCTATGGTACTGGTTTCGTATCAGGCTTCCTAACAGATGCTAAGATTAGTACTGACAATCAAACAATGTGGTATGTTATTTCTGTTTGTGAAGCGCCTGATAGCGGTGAAGCTACGGTTACATTCGGCGATATGTACTGGAATGAACAGAAGATTACATTCTCTAGTAGTGAATATGGTCGTGTAATAAAACTAACAAACAACGCTGGTCAAGAAGACGCTAAGATTGATGGCAACTTGTGGATTTACCCATACAGTGGCAGTTCAACGCCACTAACTCTCAACGGACTATCTTCATCAACTACCGCTTTCACCCGCTTACAAGATACGGCTATTCCTGCCGCAGCCCGTTGGGGTAATACAGAAGCAATGACTGGCACTGTATTCTATATTGTTAAGTGTGTTTATTCTACTGATGATAACATGACTGGTCTAGGCGCTCTCCTAGCAGAAGTTAAAATCAATCAAACAGGTGTAACCGGCGGCTATCGTCCAGGTGCCGCTATGATTGACTATCTAACCAATAATCGTTATGGCGCTGGCTTAGATCCAGATAAAGTCAATGCCGCTAGTTTTGCCAATTTAGATAGTTACAGTGATGTTCTAATTAACTTCTCACAATTTGGTGGTGGCACTGCGAGTCAGCCACGCTATCGCTTCAACGGTGTCTTAGATACTACTCAAACAGTTATGAGCAACTTGGTGGCAATGGCAGATAGTTGTGATGCGTATATTCAGTTTAATGAGGCATTAGGTCAGTGGAGTGTAGTGACTAACAAGAGTGTCCTACAATATCCTAATATTCAAACATATGATAGCCTGTTTAGATTAGACGATACAAACATCATTGGTGGTGTGAATATTATTCCGCTTGATTTGAATTCTACTCCTAATGAAGTTGAGAGTGGATTCAACGATGGCGCAAATCGTGGTCGTATGAATTACGCCTACGCATCTACACCAGATAACTTAAAGAGTGTGAATGAACCAGTCAATAAATTGTCTATTACCTACAAGTTTGTTAACGATAGCGTTCGTGCTCAATATCTAAGTAATCGTAAGTTGGAACAGTGCCGCGCTGATTATATTGTTCAACTAACTGCTGACTATTCGGCTATTCAAATTGATGCTGGTGATGTAGTTGCGCTAACTTATAAGCCATACGGTAATAACCTCAACGGTTGGGGCGATAATAAATTGTTCCGTGTTACTCAAGTGACTGAGAACCGTGCCGACAATGGCGACCTAACAGTTGGTCTACACCTAATGGAGTATGCCGAAGCAGTATATGACGACCGTAATATTACTGAGTTTAGTCCACCAAGTGGCGGTGTTGTCTTAGACCCACGATTATTAGCGAAACCCGGCACTCCAACATTCCCTGATGCTGATGTTAAACCTAGCGGCAACCCACCAACATTCGTAGTTCAATCAGAAGTGCCTCGTAGTGGCGTAACTGTTGCTATGGAATTCTGGTATGGTCCAACACAAGAGATTACTAACAATAACTATATTCTTTACAACACAGAATACAACAGCGGCGGCAATCAATATGCTATTAGTGCGGCTGGTGCTGAAGTATATGAACGGGAAACAGTAAGTGGATTACCTGAGGGCACATGGTATTGGCGTGTTCGCGCTATTGGTACTTCTCGTAAATCAGATTTTAGCGATGCCGCTGAGATTATTTGGGCACCGCAAGCAGTAGATACTGGTAATACTGGCGGACAAAGCGATAAGTCAAACATGGTACCTGTGCCACTAGTTGTCGGTAACACAAATTTTCCAGATAATACTAGAGGATGGGTGCCACCGGGTGGTGCGGGACTGGTCGCAAGCAATAATCCCGGTTCCATTCACATCAATTTCAGTAGCAGTATCTACAGTCAAACAGATTCAACAATGAATTGTATGGAAGTATGGAAGTCAACTAGTAGTGAGGTCTTTAATAAGAAGGGTCTTGTTATTAGACACAGCTACCAATATGATAATGGGCAAACAATTACACCATGGGAGAGAATTCAGTCTGTAGGAACTGGAAGATTTGACTATTATAGTGATGATGGTGGTTCTACTTGGCTTGTAGGAAACTCAGCTTCTACAACAGGCACATTTATCTCTCTAGGGTCGTATGTTGATACTTCATATATCAACGGTGATGAAATAATGTCGTGTATTTTTGGCTTATATCAAGATAATCCAGATACTACAACCTATATTGATTACAGAAATACAGCAGCTAGAGTAGATAGCGGTAACACGATCAGATCGTCAACACAAACTGGCACAATATACCCATACAAGCTGTCAGGACACGAGCTAATTAGAGATAACAAAGAAACAATTACAGCAATAGAAAAAACGCCGCATACAGGCGGCTCAATTTATCCTTCATCTAGAGGAGTATCTGGTGTATCAGATGATGAGCACTCGTGTTTAGTACTCACATCCGGAGGCTCAATTTATTGGGCTGATACTTATTATAAAGAAGCCTACAGATGGTTCTTTATAAATCAGTACTTATTTGAATGGAAAAAAGAAAACACTGGAGGGTCAGTTCAACCGCTATACGCTGTATATTCTAACAGATATGTAAATGATGTTTCAGATAGAAACTTCACGGCGGTAGCAGTAGGCGGGTTCGGCACTATTCTGGTATCTAACAGAGCAGGTTCAACAACCGGATCATGGAGTCCAAAGAATATTACAACTACTGGCACAGACGGCAATACAACACACTTTATAGAAAACTTATACGGTGTTGCTGGCGATGACTCTAGAAAATCAACAACGAGCAAATGGGTAGCAGTTGGTGCCCGTGGTAGTATTGTTACTAGTAGCGACAATGGCGAGACATGGACTCAACAAACAAGTGGCACATCTGTTACACTAAAGGCAGTTCGATATTGTAATGGCACATGGGTAGTATGTGGAGATAACGGCGCACTATTAACATCTACGGATATGACAACATGGACGCAAGCAACTGTTCCAGCAGATGTCAATACTCGCAATCTTTATAGTATTGATTACTCACCTTCTTTTAACACTATTAACATTAGTGGTGATGGTCTAATATTACATAGTGCTGCTAGTCCTATTAGCTTTACTTCGGCGCTAAAATTATCACCGGACGAAAGTTACACAATGGAACGCCTATGGTATCGTGGTAGTCATGCTAGTCCACAAACTATCAATACGGCTGTGCCAGCAACAAGTCAAATCATTAATGGCTCTACAGTAACTGGCACTATTATTGATACCGACTACAAGAAAAACGACGAGATTGTATATTATCTAGTTATTGGTAATATAAAAGGCACTGGAACAAGTGGCTTAAAGGCTGGCGGTTCAGTTATCACAGCCGTAGAATACAAAAAATAACAACAGAATAAATATAAGAATAAGGAAATAAATATGTCCCTAAAACTAAGCGATTTTAGCAACTGGATTCAAGTGGGTGACCAGATTGACTATATTGAGGTTCGTCATGGCGAACAACTGGTAATCCCATTCACAATGCGAGACAGTGCCGATAGTATCGTTGACTTATCTGGCTGGACACTGACCGTGAACAGCGAGATTATGACCGCTACTTTTACCTATGCTAACAGTAAACTAACCTCAGTTACCAATATTACAAAGCAAAAGAATTCTAGTGGCAACACTGGTTCTACTGCGGTTGCTGGCTTAGAAGTGGTCAATATTGTAGCGGCTGCTGGCACAGGTGTGTTAAAGATTCCAGCGTCCGCTACTCCTAATCCATCTACCTTAATCACACCAGATGATAACAATACTCTCTTGAATATCATCACAATCACAGCAACTTACCCATCATCAGTTACAGGTTTCTCTAACATTCGTAAATTGATGATGGGTCTAATCGTTCGTTACAGTAATTAAGGCAGAAATATGAGCACAGTAAGTTTAAATCTAATAAATGATAGCATCACAGCAAACTTCTATATTGAAGGAACAACTGCTGGACCAACAGTAGGTAATGTCGCACTATTGAACCTTGACGGTAATATTTCAAATGTTCTACGAGGCGATGGTAGTTGGGGCGTAGGTGGCGGTGGCGGTGATGCTACTGTTGCTGGTGCGGATACCCAACTACAATACAACAATGCGGGCGCACTTGGTGCTATTACAGGCGTGACAAGTAATGGTGTTGCGATTACCGCTGCTATTGCTAATATCAAAATTACCGGTGGTGCTAATAGTCAATTCATCTCTACTGATGGTTATGGTAATTTGGCATTCTCAACTATTCCCGGTTATGTTCAAACACCTCGTGTAGAGTTGATTGCTCCTGCGGTTTCGGCACAAAACTATACTTGGACACATCCTTCATTCGCTTATTACAATGATGATGCCACACTGATGAACATCTTTGCTATGGGTGTTCTAACAGACAAAAATGAGTGGTCATTAAGTGGCACCACCCTAACTTACAATGCTTGGACTATTCCTAGTGCGCAGTATGATGTTCTGCCTGGTGTTGTTGCTACTGGCGCCGCTAGTGGTAGTATTGCTAGCGCGGATACTATCAACGCTAATATTATTACTGCTAATTCAGTAACTAGTGTGCGCTTAGCAGGTGAAGGTGGCAATATTAGTAATATTCAAACACCGGTTATCTCAAATTCAACTACATACGCTCGCACTTATAGTGATGGTCACTTCCGTGTTGCTATCAACAACGGTTTGAAGATGATGATTGATAGTGATGGCGTAGAAATTACTGGTGCCTTAGTTCCAGCTGCCAACATCACTTATGATTTAGGCACTGCTACTCGTCGCTGGAAAGACCTATACCTAAGTAACAATACTATCTACTTGAACGATGTGTCGCTAAGTGCTGATGCTAATGGTCTGTCGGTTGCTGGTTCTACAATGGCTACTGAAGATTTTGTAGGCAATTCAATCAACGCTCTAGGCAATATTCGCACAGTTAACTTAGACGGTAATGTTGCTAACGTGTTAAGTGGTAATGGCAGTTGGGTTCAAAACAAAACTGCGGGTGGCAACACTGGTGAGGTTCAGTTTAGTAACAGTGGCACACTTGATGGTAGTAGCCGTCTGAAATACGATGGCGTAACGCTAATCTCTAGTAGCGATACCGTATCAGCAATTGGTGCTGTAAAATACAGTAACACAAGTAGTTCTACTCTTACCGTATATCGTGCCCGTGGCACTAAAGCAAGTCCTGCTACGGTTCAAGTAAATGACACATTAATTTTATCAGGTGGAACTTTTTATACTGGTAATGGTGCTGCTACAGTAGATGGCTTAGTAGGCTGGCCTAATACTCCTACTGCTATTGTAGCAAAAGTATTAGCACTACCAAGCGCTAATGGATTCCCAGCATCAACTGAAATTGCGCTTAACGTAACTTCTAACGCATCAAACTCTTTAAGGACAATGCTAAGTGTAGATTGGAGTAACGTGTCAATCGCCGGTGGTTCCGCTAATAGTAACGTCACAATCGCCGGTGGTTCCGCTAATAGTAACGTCTACATCGCCGGTGGCTCCGCTAATAGTAACGTCTACATCGCCGGTGGCTCCGCTAATAGTAACGTCAGCATCGCCGGTGGCTCCGCTAATAGTAACGTCAGCATCGCCGGTGGCTCCGCTAATAGTAACGTCAGCATCGCGCCTGCAAGTGACGCTACTATTCGCATTGGTGGTGGTGCTAATACAAAAATTATTATGTATACACAAAACGTGCCAGCCACTGCGACCTCAACAGGCACAGCCGGACAGGTAGCGTTTGACAGTAACTATATCTACTACTGTTGGGCAACAGACCAGTGGAAACGCTCACCACTATCAACATGGTAATCAAAGGAAAATAAATGGCAACAATTAAATCAAACCCACTGTTCTATCAAATCGCAGTTACAAATGCGGATGAATCACAAATCACTGGCATTACAGTAGGTAATATTACTGCGACGGCTAATCTTACATCTACTGGTAATACAACAATCACTGGCAACTTAGCCGCTGGTAACCTATCTGCTACTAAACTAACTCTCGCAGGAACATCAAATCTTTCTATAGGTGGTGGTGTAAGTGGACAGCATTTATCAACAAACGGTGCTGGCGGATTATCGTGGGTTACTCCTAGTATTGCTACTGGCACAGTTACTAGTGTTGCTACCGCTACTAACAACGGTGGTGTAGGTGGCTTTACACTTACTGGTGGTCCTATTACTAGCAGTGGAACGCTAACACTCAACACACCAAGTGTTGCTACTCTTCGTAGTGTGTTGAATATTGGTACTGTGGCGAATATGTCGTTTGGTACCGATACGCAAACATTCTTGCGAAATGATGGACAGTGGGCAACTGCTGGAACCGTCTCTGGTGGTGGTGGTAGTGTAACTAGTGTTAGTGGCACTGGTAGCGGTCTTGGCTTCTCATTGGGTGGCACAGTTACCTCTACTGGTAGTTTATCCTTAACTGTTCCTAGTGCCGCTGATTTGCGCACTAATATGGGATTGGGTAATATCGCTACTATCAACAAAGATGGTAGTACCTCTACTTTCCTACGTGGCGATGGCACATGGGCTGCGGTCGGTAGTGGAGGCGGTAGTGGCGGAACAGTCACATCTGTTGGCACAAGTGGTGGCGGTGTATTAGGTTTCAATATTGCTACTTCAACTGGTACCCCAATTACTGGTAGTGGTACCTTAACCTTAAATGGTCCAAGTGCCACTGCTTTACGAGAAAGTTTAAAAATTGGCAACGTTGCTAATGCTAACTTCAATGGCTCTACTACACAATACTTACGAGGTGATGGTAGTTGGGGCACTCCTACTAGTGGCGGCAGCAGTGGTCCATCAGGTTATCCAGCACTCAATTCTTCAACTACCCAATACCTACGTGGTGATGGCACTTGGCAAACACTAGGCAATATCACAGCCACCAATCTTGACGGTAGTTCAACTAATGTTCTTTATGGTAATGGCGCATGGGCAGCACTACCATCTGCCTCTCAATTAACTGCCGGTAATAACATCTCAATCGTTAGTGGTGCTATCAACATGGACACCCTAAAGTTTGCCAAAGAAAAGATTACAATCCTAACTAGTCCTATCACTGGTTATACGATTGATGTTCTAACTTCTAGTATTGTTTATAATACTGCGGTCGCAACTAGTGCCATGAACTTAAACATCCGTGGTAATGTTTCTACATCACTCAATTCAATGTTGGCTATTGGCGAAACTATTACTGTGACGGCTATGATTACTAACGGCGCTACTGCTCTAGATATGGCATCTGTTAACATTGACGGTACTACTCGCACAGTAAAATACATTAGCGGTAGTAACGCTACTGGCATTGCTAACACCATTACTGCCTATACATATACAATCATCAAAACTGCTGATAACGTATTCACGGTTCTATGTAGCAAAGCTGCTTATAAATAATCATAGTAAATAATAGTAGTTGATAAAGAAAGAAACAAATAAATGCCAATTTTAAACAGTATCGGTGCGCTTAGTATTGAAGAGGGTGGTGATAACAATAGTGGTAATCTACCTGTTCAAAAATCATTTTTGAAGGTAGTACCTAGTCATACCGGCAATACTTTTATTATTAAACAGGTACGCAGTTTTGAGATTTACGAATACTCCACAGATAGTGGCAGTTACAGTTTGGCATATACTATTGATACTCCTACTGATTTTCCTACTCAAAGCGGTGTAGGTCAGAATATTCTGGCAGATGATTGCGATATTAGTTATGGTGGTGATAGAGTATTAGTTTCTTTTTACGACAGCAATCAATACAACAGTAAAGTGTATGCTTACCAACTGGTAGGTGGTTTATGGACGCTAAAGAATAGTGTATTAAACACTGGTTCATCAAATGCTAATAATCGTTTTGGTTATTCTGTATCAATGAGTTGGGCAGATAACGGCTCAGTAGTTGCGCAATATCTAGAATCATACGGTAATGGGGCTGTTTATTATTACGGCGATATATGGAGTTCAACAAGTGGCACAGTTCGCTCTGTCTTGCCGCGAGTTTCAATTAACCAGTCGAATGTTCAGGAATTCCCACGAAACGTTCAAATCACAAAAGATGGTAGTTACGCCCGTGCTGGTAGTTTAATAAGTGGTGTAATTAGCAACGCTGATATCTGGAGCATTACCACAAAATCTGGCGCTACCCTACCATTAAATGCTAAATGGCACGAGTTCAGTGATAAGTTGAACCTATTGAACCGTGAGTTCTCTGCTAAAGTATTGAGTGGCGATAAGAAGGTATCCTTTGAGATGGATGCTGCCATGACTTATATTAAAGTTACCCGCGATTTGGTAGTTGTTCCAGTGGTGCCGCCTACTATTAGCGTGCCAGTGAAGACATTTACTTTTACTACAAATACCGCAGTTAATCAAGTTGTTGCTACTTCTACTGGTACTGGCACACCAGTTTATAACATCAGTCCTGCCTTACCGCCCGGTCTAACTTTTAATACATCTACTGCTACTATTACTGGTACACCTACATCGGTGACTGGTGTTACTCTGTATACTGTTACTGTTGGCTATAATGGCGATACTGCTAGTGATGGGTTTAGTTTGAAAACACTAATGCCTCGCACCGTTACTCTCAATGGCATTGGTGGGTTTTCATTTAATATTGGCAAATCTATCATGCCATTTAGTATTGCTACTATTAGTGGGTTCTCTCAGCCAGTTACCTATACAATAACTCCAGCATTGCCAAGTGGAGTTACTTTCAATACTTCAACTGGGGTTATGAGTGGCACACCTTCTGCTATTAAGGCAGTATCTACATATCAACTAACCGTCAGTGATGCTGATAGTAGTCGTAGTATCAATTTTGATATTGAGGTTACTAGTGCTTTTACTGTTGCGACTACAACACCAACATTAAATTTAATAGTAGGCAAAGCATTTACCAGTTCTGTTGTAACTACCACAAATAATTTCGGAGCCGTGACTTTCTCAATAAGTCCAGCGCTGCCTTCTGGTATTAGTATGAGTACCACTACTGGTGTTATCAGTGGCACATTAACAAGTATATTGTCAGAAAGACAGTATACAATTACCGCCGCTGATAGCGTAACGTCTAGAACTGCTGTCGTAAATATTTCTTGCGCTTCTGATACTACAATTACTACTACTACACAGACTTTTACTTTAGGTGTAGCAGTAAATTATACTCCAGTTACTACAAGTTCTGCTGGTGCTCCGTATGTTTATTCTACATTAGCCGCATTGCCAAATGGGCTATCTTTGAATACTTCGACAGGCGCTATTAGTGGAACTCCTTCTAATTGTGAAGGTGGTTATACTGTAACTATAACCGTAACGGACAAATATGGTTACTCTTCTACTAGTAACATGATAATGTATATCGTACATACTAGCATTTCTATTACTTCTGTTTATGGTACCAATTATAATCTTGGTCAAACTTATACCGGTACAAGTTACATCACTGGTCAGGGTATTGGAACATTTACAACAACTGTAACGCCAGCATTACCAAGCGGGTTGTCTATCGGAACTGGCGGTAAAATAATTGGAACACCTAATCTAGCTAGTACTATTGGCAGTAACTCTTATACATTTAGAGTAACGAATGCTTTCGGCAACTATACGGAGGTAACTAAAACTCTATCTATTAGCAGTGATTTTACTGCTACTCTATCTACGACTATTTTCACTGCTACTCTAGGAAAACCAACAATACTGAATATTATGACGTTGAGCGGAGTCGGTACCCCTTATTCGGTATCTATATCGCCAGCGTTGCCGTCCGGGTTAAGTTTAAATTCTACTAATGGTCAGATTACTGGCACTCCGGTAGTAGGACTATCTCCAGCTAAGATTTATACTCTTACAGCAGCAGATAAATTTGGAATAACAAAAACACTAAAAATTAATTTAAGTGTAATAAGTGATTTGACTGTCACTGGAACAAACTTGTCATTTACTATCGGCGCAACTGGCGCTTTCTCACCAGTTACAGTAACTGGTAGTAGTGGTCCTTATGTATATGCGTTTACTCCATCAACTCCGCTACCTAGTGGACTAACGATTAATTCTTCAACCGGGGTTATTAGTGGAACTATTACTCAACTTATCAGTAAGACATGTAATATTTTAGTAATTGATTCATTTGGGATTACTATTAGCACACCAATTACTATTTCTTCAGTAAATGATACTGTATTATCAACGCCTACAGATGCTCCAATATATGGACAGACACTATTAGAAGCTGAGAAGAATAATTCTATTACTCCAGTAACAGTGACTGGTAACAGTGGTCCTTATACATTTTCTATTTCGCCAGCTCTGCCGAGTGGATTATCATTTAATACTGCCACAGGCGAGATAACAGGCACTCCTACTACTGGTTTTGGTACTAACTCATATACTATTACTGCTACTGGTTCTGCCTTGTATGGTAGTTTACAAACATCTAAGACATTCAATCTGTTTATTGGATATTTCTTAAAGTTCACACAGGGTTTACAATTAACTAATACCCTATCATTTGGCGGAATTGCTAATACAGCGGGATTTAAATGGTACGAGCTTAAGGGTTTCTTTACTACGGCTAAAGTTACGGATATGAGTAATTTATTTGCTTATAAGTATCCATTGAGTCAAAACTGGGATGATATTATCTCGTGGGATGTTAGTGCGGTTACTAATATGTCTGGGATGTTCTATCCTTCGAAATACTTTAATGCCGATATTAGTGGATGGAATACCAGTAATGTTACTAACATGAGTAATATGTTTAGAGGCGCTAGCTCTTTCAATCAGGATATTAGTGGATGGAATACCAGTAATGTTACTAATATGAGTAATATGTTTTATCAGGCGACTGCGTTCAACCAAGATATTAGTGGATGGACAGTTGACTCCGTTACCGATATGTCTGGTATGCTTGCAGGTTGTAGTTCTTTCAACCAAGATATTAGTAGTTGGAATACCGGTAACGTTACTAATATGAGTGGAATGTTTGGTAGCTGTAGTTCTTTCAACCAAGATATTAGTAGTTGGAATACCGGTAACGTTACTAATATGAGTGGAATGTTCAGCGGATGTAGTTCTTTCAATCAAGATATTAGTAATTGGGATGTTAGTAAGGTTACTAATATGAGCGGCATGTTTAACACTGCCACAAACTTTAATCAAGATATAGCTGGATGGAATGTTGCCGCCGTTACTAATATGAGTAAGATGTTCTACAGTTCTAATTTCTCCAATGATTTAATATACTGGTGTGTTACTCGTATTCCTACTTTGCCTGATCAATTTGGCACTGTTCTAACTGCCGATAAATTACCTCGTTGGGGCACATGTCCATCTGGCGTAATAACTTATCAGCCATCACTGACACTAGCTATTGGTTCAACCGTAAGTAAAAAATTAGCAACTGTGTATAAGCCTACTGCTGCTTACTCAATAAGTCCAGCATTGCCGAGTGGATTATCATTTAATACTGCTACTACTGAAATAACAGGTGTGCCTGATAGAATATCTGCGGTTACCGCATATACTATTTCTACGGTAGATAGAAACGGTGTTGCTGTTAGTGGGGTGGTTAATATTGGCGTAGTATCTGAATTATCTGTAACTGCGCCATCTCGAATCGTTTTCACGACGAATGTTTATGGACAAACTACTATTCCTGTATTAAAATCATTCGGCACAATCACTTACTCGTTTTCGCCTGCGTTGCCGAGTGATATGATATCCTCAGTTACAAACAATAATATTATTGTATATTCAACAACAAGACAAAAATCATATAGCGTTACTCATACATTGACAGTGGCAGATGAATCTGGAAACTCTATTAGCAAATCTATATTATTCTTAATAGATTATCCTCTTTTAGTTGCCAAATTATTAACCGCTAAAACTTTAACTGTTGTTGCGTCTGAAAATCTTAGAGCAACAGGGTTGGTTATTGGCTCCGGAGGGGCAGGTACAGTTACCGGTACTTATACATACTCGGCAAGTCCTTCTTTACCATCTGGTTTATACTTTAGTCCTACTACAGGCGAAATTTCTGGCGCACCTGATAGAGCAACTCCTACATTGACGACTTCAACTCATACTCTAACTGTAACAGATGAGGTAGGTTCTACTGCCACAACTACTGTTACAATCGGTATAATTACAAAATATTTTTATCCGCTAAACGCAACAACTGACCCTACATATGCTCTGTGTGCCGCAAGAACCACACCAGGATATTCTTTTGTTAGCGGAGTTGGAATTTATACCAGCAACAAAATAACTGATATGAGTTACATGTTTTTGAATAATACAACATTTAATAATAGTGATATTACTAAATGGGATACTTCAAGCGTCACTTCTATGGCGCACATGTTCTCTGGCGCAACCTCGTTTAATCAGCCAATTGGTAGTTGGAATACTTCAGAAGTTTTAAACATGGATTATATGTTCTCTGGAGCTAGTTCGTTCAATCAAGATATAAGTGCTTGGGATTGTAGAAACGTCAATACAAGAAGATATCAATTTAAAAATGCCGCCGCTTTCAATAAACCTGTCGGAATTGTAGGTGGTGGCTATTTAACTGGTATGTTTTATGGTGCTAGTTCTTTTAATCAACCTATTGTTGGCGTGCCATCTATAACCAAGCCCTCGTTATTCCCATATGACCTCAGTTATATGTTCTATGGGGCAAGTTCTTTCAATCAATCATTGGCTGAAATAGGAACGGATAACTGTACCGATTTGAGTTATATGTTCGCTGGCGCCAGTTCTTTTAACCAGTCCATTAGTCACTTTAACTTATCAAAAGTGACTAATGTTAGCTATATGTTCTCTGGCGCAAGCGCATTTAATCAACCAATTATGGAAGCATTTGGCATTGGTACACCTCCTATCACAAAAGCAGACGGGATGTTTAAAAATGCGACTTCATTTAATCGGCAGTCAAACTTTCATTTTCAGTATATTACTACGCAGCCATTGGAGTTTACTGCTGGAGCAAATACATCGTGGTTATCGAATAGGAGTGATAATGTTCCTAAAATTTATGGTGGAATAGGTCCAAATGGCTTACCTCTATATCTGAACATAACAACCTAATCTCGACATAACACTATTCTCCACAAAAGAATAAATACAATATCAATAGCGTCGAGCACACTCCGCTAGTCTAAACAGCCACACGGCATAGTGCTCCTCGTCCATTCAAAAAGGAGCCACTAATGGCTAGGTTTACAAAACAAACGATCTCCAAAGTAGGCGGTTTCGCTGACCAAGTTCTAGCAGAAGAACTAACATACGGTCAGGATACCTACTGGGACATTACTATCGCAGACGACGATGGTACTCCTTATGACCTAACAAATTGGGCATTCTCTGCTCGCCTAATCCGCCGTTCAGTTACTGCGATTGAAGATACTCGCAACGGTCTTGATATTCAAGGTCTTGCCGCCCTCGCAACTGCTTCTGAAATTCAACTAGACAGTAACGTTATTTCATATAATCCAACTCAAGGCAAAGTTAGATTTATCATTGACGATGTATTCTTTCAGGATGCTACGTCCGTAATTGACACAGAAACTCCACCAGTTTATACAGGTTATATTGGCTTGTTGCTGCCTGCTATCGGAACACCGGGTGATATTGATTACATTCCGCCGCTACAGAAGAAAGTGGCCTTGCTATTCATTATCAGAAATGATGGCATAAATTTATAAGAAAGAAATAATATGGCACAAATAGAAGTTCAACCAGGTAGTAATATTACCGTAACAGTTAACAAGGGTCCGCTATCTGGTGGCTTACCTGCTGGTAGTGTTGGCGACCTACAATATAATGTAGATGGTCAGCGTTTCGGAGCCATTGATGGCATTACTTACAATCCGGCTAATGCTACTACAACCTTAGGTAGTGGCGGCACTATCGTATTCTCAGGTGGCGCACTAGGTCAAACCTTAACAAACATGGGTGATGGTGTAGTTGGCTGGAGTCAACAATACAATATTTCTAATGGCACTACCTCAGTTACTACAAATGCCTCAAATGTAGCAATCACTGCTGGATTTACTGCTAATGTGGCTGTTATTGATTCTAGTGGTATTACTGTTAAAGGTCATATCTTACCAGAAGCAAACGTCACCTATGACTTAGGCAGTTCAACACAACGTTGGCGTGACCTCTACCTATCAAATGCTACTATTGACCTTAACGGTACTCGCATCTCTGCTGATGAAGCTGGTACACTTGTTACAAGTAGTGGTCTGTTAGTTCAAGGTGGTATTCAAGCTCGTAACTTCTACGGTAACATTAGCGGTGATTACCTCAAGGGTGATGGTAGCGAAATCTTTAACATCAACGGCGCTAACGTTAGTGGCGCTGTTTCGGTATCTATTACTAGTGGTGTTGCTGATACTGTTCGTGAAGGTTATCAGCCAAATATTACACACGTTGGCACCTTATCAACTCTCCGAGTAGAAGGACCAACTGACTTAGGTGCTATTGGTAATATCACAGTTAGTGGTGGTGGTGCTAACTTATTTGCTACTAGTGAGGCAAATGGTCAACTCAAGTGGAGTGAAGTTCGCTTATCAAATATTGCTAACGGTTCTACAACGTTCCGTGCTGATCAACATCAAGCAAATATCACTGTAGATGGTGTTCAACTTTATGTTGGTACGGCTACTACTAACCGCTTCTTAAAGCCAGTGGTATTAGACAATACCTTAGAAGTTACTGGTAATGCTAACTTAGCAAATACTGCTATCACACGTGCTAACATTGGTAACTTAACCGTCACTGGTAGAACTACCTTAGGTAGCAACGCTAATGTTAAAATCAGTGGTGGCGCTATTGGTGAGTTCTTACAAACAGATAGTTTAGGCAACTTATCGTGGGCTACTCCTACCAAGTTAGTAAATGGTGGCAGTAGTTTAATCGTTGATAGTAATGGCTACTCTCGCTTTCAAGTTGGCGGTGTAGCAGATGTTCTCAAAGTAACTGAAGATGGTATCATCACCCTTGCTAGTGGTGACAGTAATTTTGGTAATAGCGTAACTGCTAACTATATCAACGGCAACATTGTAGCAAGTCATGCTAACTTAGGCAATATTGGCAACGTTAAGATTTACGGTGGCTCTAACTCATATATTCTAGCAACTGATGGTGCTGGCAATCTACGTTGGGCGCAATCTAACGTAGTTAACGCGGCTACAGTAGAGTATGTAGATGGTGCTGTTGCTAACGCTGTAACTAGTCTAATTGACGGCGCACCTGAAGCACTTGATACATTCTTAGAACTAGCAAACGCTATTGCTAATGATGCTTCATATGCCACAACAATCGTAAACTCTCTTGCTAACAAAGTAGAGTTCACTACATACGAAACATACGTAAATGATACAGCAAATACGATTGCTAATCTAGTAACTACTTCTACATACCAAACTTATGTAGATGATACTGCTAATGTAATCGCTAACTTAG